TTCTAAAAGAGCTATCTTGCATACCCCATACGAGATATCTTGTAGCTGCCACTAACGATGTGGCAGCATCGCATAGCTCTTTTAGAAGAAACAACCGTTACACCCACGATGGGGTAAGAATCCCTACTCTAAAAGCAGGAATCCCCGGCGTTTCTTTTTCTTTACCAGCAATGTCAAACAGCGTATTCTCTATTCTTATATAGTAGCAGGTTGGCACTCTTTTGTCAACCACTCTTTTTTGGTCCTCCGTATCGGATTTGAACCGATGATCTCCGCGCTTGAAAGGCGGGTATGTTGGACCGCTACACCAACGGAGGTTATATGGTGGACTCTCTGGGACTCGAACCCAGCACCAACGGTTTAAAAGACCGCTGCTCTAACCAACTGAGCTAAGAGTCCGAAATCTTTACGGGATATGGTTCCCGCAAACCTGACGCTCTACGTACCCATGAGGAGTGCGATCCCACACAGTAGCACACCGCGGGCGTCGGAGTGGTGCATAATACGGCCTAGCGACAGGCTGTGGTATATACACTGGCTCCTGCGCGATATACCGCGGAGGCGGAACGTAAACATCCATGGTAGGGCGAGGACCATACACGGTCGCATTGCAGCCCGCGAGCGCGAGGGCTAATGCTGAGACGGCTGCAATGCGGATCATGCTACACTCCATTCCATTTCATCTTCGGTTTCGATCCATTCGGAACCGTCATACTCTCGCAGAATGTACCGCGTACCAGGTGCTAACTCACGGATGCACAGGTCAGCACAATAACCAGACGCAGCTTTACCAAGCTCTTCTACGGCTTGAGCGAGAACAGGATCTGTCCGCTCAATATTCCAATCATTGAAAAAGTCACCCTCATTCATTACGCTAGTACCGATACGAAATCGGACATTGCGAAAGCTAGGATATTCCGAATCTTCCTCAGTAAAAGGGACACCCTTTATCTTGAGGTACCTACGAATGCAGGCATCGGACAAACCAAAGCCACCGAAGCAACCATTATAAACGATCTTTGTCACCTTGTCAACCTCTTTGTTAGTGGCGGTCGCGGAAGGATTCGAACCCTCGGCCCACGGAGTAGAAATCCGTTGCTCTATCCAGCTGAGCTACGCGACCTTTACGCTTGTAGCCTTTGCGAGATGCAACGACACGAGCATGGTATTTAGTAGTAGCCAAATCAAGCGCGATTGGGTTGCGCTTCGATCCGCTTGAGCTTACCGATGATTTCCCAGTCATAGGTTTTTACCTTCGTCTTTCTATCGACAACAAAATCCATTTTGTGCCCAGTTTTGTATTCTAGGTACTTGACTGCTTCTGCCAACGTATCGAACACCTTTTGACCTATGGAGTTATTTAGATTAGGTTTGGCTAAAAATTGCATCACACTCTCCATTATTTTTATTTTATATGGTCGGGACGGGATTGTCAAGGTCTATTTTAGCTGTTTTCGATATCGTTTAGGAGACGCTCTAGGTACATAATTTCCTCATGGATGCCAGCGCGATACCCAAGCTCGGACGGAGACAATCCCGCCATGGCGGAATCATATTGGTGCAACAGGTGACGGCTACGGGTTAGGCGGTCATACAACCGAGCCTTGATTTCAGTGATAGCCGTCACAGGATCCTTTGACAAAAACTGGTTCATTTGACACCTCAGAGAATGGACAAGCTGGCACGGCCAAACTTATAGAGAACGATGGCTTCACGCCTTACGCCAGCTCCTGCACGGAACGCCTTGAGTCCCGTAGCAAAATAAAACAGGCGGCCGCGCTCATACGACCACTGTTCCGCTGTGGAAAAATCATCGTAATCGGAACAAAAGCCTAGACCGTTTGCGGCGTCACGGGCACCCTGTAGAAAGGTAGGGCGAGCCATGATCTTACGGATCGAAACTGACTTGGTTGCTACTTGCGCCATCACTTTTCTCCATTCATCATCATATTACCATAATACCACGAGCTGGCAGGATTGTCAACCCTTAGGCCGCAAGATTTTTCATAATCTTGCCCATACGACGCCCGTGCGCGGGGTACGCAACCACAGCCACATCCTTGCTCCAGCAAGCGCGGCAATCGCCACATTTGCCACCACGCTCATATGCGTCACACACCTTGGACGCTTCGGTCTCGGAGTCGGCAAACGGAACAACCGTCGAGCCATGCTCACCATGCTCAAAAGCGCCATTGATAAAGTCCGACGAATAGCGAACCGCTGCGTTCGGCAGGGCCTTCATCCGCTCAAGGATCGCACGGATGCGCGGGACCTTGTAAGACTTCGTGGGCAGCCAATGCTGGACATGAGGAGTCTTTTGCATGACCAGAAAAATCTTGAAAGCCAGAGCCGGGTGGTAAACGTCACCCGAGTCGAACCAACGGAAAAATTTCTGGCGCTTCAACTCCTTGACCATATCATCAACCCACTCGCCGCGCTTCCAATCCTCGCGGTTGTGTTCGCGCAATGCGATGGCGTCAGGCATCTGGTAGAAGCCTTCGGTGGCATAGCAGCCAGCGCACACCTCAACCGGGGCCTTTGTCACCGGATCGATAGAACCGGGGCAGGTCTTGCGAGCCTGAAGCGACCAGGATTTGGCGGGCATTTTAGAGGCTTTGGAAAGCTTAATCATGGCCATGTTCTCCGTGTTCATTTCATCTTAACTTAATGATACCACAGACGGGCTTGATTGTCAAGGGCCTGTGGTACTCTTAAATTAAGCTGCTATTCGCTATAAGATTCCTTGAGAAGGAAGGCGGGCATATATTCACGCGGGTCGATCTTGTCTGCCAATTCCATTCGGGCAAACTCCTCAAGAACCTCTTCTTGGGTCTTGGTCATGGCTTGCTTGGTGATAGGATGCTTTTTGGCAGACACAACCTTCATGGTCTCAAGGTTCTTAGCCTTGACTGCCGCCTTAGCCTCGTCGGACAGACGAGAGGTATCGACAACCTTGACCGCCTTGTCCTTGACCGCCTTCGGCGCTTGCGTCTTTACAACCTTGGGAGCCTTGACCTTAGCAGCTTTGGGCGCTGCGACAGGAATGGCACTAAGGTCGCCAGACGCAAGGACGTAAGCGGTAACGCCACGGCCGCCATCACGAACTGCCTCGATAGCCAGACCCATCTGACGAGCGAGAAACAGCGCCCGACGGGAGCGGCGTTCGGAACCCGTCGCGGCGTCAAGCTGCGCGGGAGTAAAGCGGTTGCCATTAGCCTTGAGAAGGTTGACGACCGGATCTGCTTGCTTAAAGTTCATGATGTACCTCTGATTTCACCCTACTTTTATATTCTACTAGGAGCGGATTGGATTGTCAATGGCACCTAGCGGCGATTTGTCGGTTATTTTTGTAATTGTTTATGTTACGATCTTTGTTTATTCTGATGCAAGCCATGCACGGATTAACGCTTCATAATTGATATCGTACGGCAGCGAAAGAGTTGCAAGTTCTTGCAAGTATGTAACACGCTCTGCAACAGTCTCAAGCGCACGAAAGGTTTCGAAGATATATTCTATTGTCATGCTTTAGCTCCGTTTTCTGACTATATAACCATCTTACTAGGCTTCTGCTTGATTGTCAAGGTAATAATGGTAACAAACTGTGATACGCTCGTTATTGCTACGCTCATGCCTTAACCTCAACTCATATCCCTATAATACCAGAAAGGGGGCCTATTGTCAAGGCGCCCTAACCACTAGATGATTTGGTGTTGCTAAATTATCACACCACTAGAACTTAGCAATAAGTGCGTCCACCTCGGGTATTGTAGCACGCCAATCTGTGCCACGCGACCGATCGAGAGAATTCATATAATGTCTGAAAATCGAAATTTGATTTCGCGCCTTTTCATCTGATAGAGCATCCAGATTGTTTTTCAGATAACCAACAACATGCTTTTGGTCTGAATGCGGAAGATCCGATTGCTCATAAATTTTTATCACGGCTTCTTTGGCCGCTCGAGGTAGATTGATGATATCGACCTGTGGTGGAGAGCGAAGGATACGGAACACATACTTATCGTAGCCGAGCGCACTAAAATATCTGTGAATGGTAAGTGGAGCAAAAATGGTATGAATACCAATGCATGATGTGATATTGACAATTTTTTCGTGGAGCCCATATTCCTTTAGTAGTTCTATGTTCTTGGTGATGCGATCAAACTTCAATGGAAAGCGAACAAGGTTATACCTTTCGCCGACATCATCGGCACTGATGCGAATGATAACATCTTTGAACTCTGTGAGATAATTCAAAATCTTTGGATTCAAAACGCTGAGATTGGTATCATATTCGATGATAATGTTTTTTGCGAAGCCGCGCTCGACAAGCTTTTCGATGAATACATCATGGACAGGCTGGATGAAAGGTTCGCCACCTGTGATATAAACGTGACGAAGATGTGGTGCTAGTTCATCAAACTGTTTCCACCAACGAGGGTCATCATTCCAATTTGGCATGTCATCGGTATATGTCTTGCGGCCGGTAGGAGATGTTTTGGTAATGATGTTATATCGTTTTGGTCCTACATCAAAAAAATCTTTTTGATTTACGTCGATTTGATCTCCGTACCAAAGTGTGCTATAGAGAGGTTCACACATGATGCATTTAGCATTGCATAGATTGCTAAAGCGCATATCCAAGCTGATTGGCATCATGTCAATCGAACCACCAGCGGTCATGATATCAGATGCAGTCTCAGGTAGAACAGCACCCGTCATAGGATGCCCACCAAAATGTTTACGGGATTGATTTGTTCCGCTATCAGCATTCTGGTAGTAGGTTCGCACGACGCGCAATGATGTTGCAGCCTCATCATGTGTCGCTGCGGCATCATCACGATCCCAACACACCTTGCATATCTCGTGGCGCTTGCCTTGTGACTGCGCTACTCGCAATTCTTTATGCCATTTACTATTCATTGCTTCTTTGATAGAATGCGTCAGGACATTCATTGAATTGCCGTCATCATCTATAGCAACACCATGGCTATCACGACCATCTGATGTCTTGTGGCCTGTGAAACAACAAATCTTGAAATCACCTGATGGCAAAATCATAATAGACGACCAAGGCATCGTACAAAATGTTTTATTGCTGAACGACATCTTTTTCTCTCTTTCCCCAAACAACACCATTCCAAACTCGTTCATGAGCATAATATACGATAATATTTAGTACGGTAGCTATTCCTAGGAACGCTATAGCCGATTGCCAAGAGCCAGTCATTATGAATGGAATCATAAAATTATTGATTGTGATTAGTGCCCGCCACGTTATGCTCTTGCTAATAGTTCTTGGGTGCCCGTCAACAAATAACTTGGTGTCACCTGGTTTTCTATTGAATGCCGCAAATTCCCACGCACGGTCGTGAATCCAAAATAAAACCATATTGATGATGGCTGCTACGCCTGCAATCTGCGCTCCAATAACGAAACTACCGGTAACGATGAATCCATTCAAGAGATGGCTTAGAGTGAATAGAACTCTGATCGTCAGCGTCTTCGCTATCGTGCGCGTGTGCGTCTCATAAAATTTGTTCATTCTAAAAAATACCTTGAGCTGTAAAATGGATAATAATTATGTCTGTCGTAGAAATCTTTCTTATAGATACCTGAATATATTGAATCCATTATTGACATGAACTTATGTCTTTCGAGCAATGACGACTTGATGAACCATCTATCACGCTGGCTATATGTCATAGATCCAGCTTTACCATTACAGAAAATATCATTTGACCATTTTGGATATATAGCTGTCTTGACATATGCATCTTTTAGATACCCATCGAATCGTTTCGAATAGCCACCTGTTTGAAATTTAGTGTCGCTCTTTGGTTCGAACTGCGATTCGTCAATACATGATTCCACATAGTTCTTTAGAACATGCGCTTGCTTGATAGCCAGCTGTGGCATATCAGGTGTCCAATAGAATAGCTCATCATACCACCCTTGATGATACTTTTTCTGAACATATGGACCAACCGTGTTGTCAATGTTATCGGAAAACACGAAGAAATGTTTACCGTTCTCATATTGAAGAACTGGCTTTTCTTTACCCCAAACAAAACATAACTTCTTACCATCAGCGATCATGTTTTTATAATCGTCAATCTCATTTCGGAATATGTGTTTTGCAGGATTGTTTGGACTGAGATGGAAGTTGACGTTATATTCAAACTCTGTATTCCATGTACTAAAAAGTTTTATACAGAAATGTGAGATATCAATCAAACGAAACTCGAATTCGTAACCAGCATTTTTCAGCATTGCGATATCTGGCAAAACCACATTTGTGATTTCTGCGTTATAGTGATTCTGTTTATCGCCAGTAGCACCGTAATTCCATGTTGTTGCAATCTCGTCTATTTTAAGACCTGCATCCAACCATGCCCAAAGTAGATTATGACTATCAGAACCTCCGCTATACCATAGTACAACATAATCGTATTCTTCACGGATTTGCCTCGCTCTCTCTTTGTACATTTCCCAAAGAGAACCAGTAGGCTCTTTCTTCCAATCCATAGACTCAAAGGCGGAGCGATTAAAATTCCACTCCGCCTTCATGTTAGTAGTGGAAGCCCATTCAAGGGCTTCCATTTTACTATATGTGGTTCTACCCCCCACTTCATAATAACCAAACTTATCCGCAGTGAGGGATATTTTCATCATCAGAACTTATAATTAACTCCAAGAGACATACGATCTTCGGGACGCTTGTAGTCAAAGTTTTCTACGCGATGGTACCGAGCATCAAGCTCAATTGCGGACGTGACCGCAAACTTAATACCACCACCAGCTGCCCAAACTGCCTCATTCTTAGGACCACCAACACGAACAGGAAGCTTGCTATCAACAAAACGATAGCCAACACCACCAAGAGCGTATGGAGAGAAAGGACCAAACGTATATGATACAAGCGCATTGCCTGAAACCATGTTAGTATTGCCCTTGGTGTAATCATATGCGGCTTCTGCTGTGAAACCCATCGGACCAAAACCTAGAACCTTACGACCTGCAATAACGCCGAAAGCTGTAGGAGCTTGTCTGTTGACGCCATCAGTGACATTCGCTCCGACATTAACACCGATATAATTGTCGGCGCTTACGAAGACGGGTACGGGAGCCTTTGGAGCGACCTTGCCGCTTGGTACGTCAGTTGCATAAGCGGAAGTGCTTAGTGCAAGTGCGAAGATGGTAGTGATTGTGTTTTTCATATTTACTCCTTAGTCTAAAAAGACATTATATAATAGTAGGAAGATTCCTACACTCAATGCCATCCAATTACAGATAGCAATCACGAGGGCTATTTCTAGCCACTCGCGAAAGTTGGAGCGGGTGACTGGAATCGAACCAGCGACACTCAGATTGGAAATCTGATGTTCTACCCCTGAACTACACCCGCATTCTCTATGCATTATATATAAATCTTTAATGGTTGTCAAGATAATTACGCCTGTCTTGTGAGATAGTTTGGACGCACATACTTTGCACCAAAATATTCCTTGACCAGCTGGATGACAATCTGATCGTCATATTCCTTACATGAGAATACATCAAGGTACATAGCATTACCACCCATGCCATCATCTGGCACAAAATGCGCTACGATATTTGATGTTTCGATTAACTGTACCAATGTGTAGCCGGCCTTGTTGCCTGAGCCAAAGTTTACAATCTGTGGTTCGCCGTAAGCAACCATATCAATGTCTTTGACCAAACGCTTGACGAAATAATAGATGTTATCCGCATCTGTGATTGCTGCGTGGTCTAGTTCAGCGCAGTCCAATAGGAGGTGATAACCCCAGTATGACATATTCGTTCTCCTTATAGCCCGTTAAAAGAATTACCGTTTCTTGTGTCGTAAGTCCATTCGTACCACGACTCGAAAAATGCTCGTACTTCCTTCTCGTTGAACACAGGAGACCTGAGAACGTCAACGATATTATCCGCCGTAGCTTTGTTACTCACGCAATCATACTCACATCTACCAAAGGTAATCACTGGGCGTTTATGAAGCATTGCTTCCATACCAGTCCCAGAATTTACGACGACAACCGCATGTGCTTTGGGAATCAAATCGTGAATGGACACATCATCAACCCAATGAACATCATCGTATTGCTTAATCGCTTGATATAGTGGTGCCATGCTACCTGGATTTACAGGATGCCCTTTTACCACCAGTGGCATATTTAGTTTCTTTGTAGCCTCACATGTAGCCATCAATGCATCAAGTACCGAGATGTCGGAATGGTACTTGATTGTTTCATCGTGTGGAATCTGGCATGGAAACAGAACATATGGGCCATCAGATTCAACTGTAATTTTACCCATAGGCGGTTGTGCGAACTTACTCTCACCCGCGAGCGCACGAGCCTGCATCTGAGCATAGAAACTACCAGGTGGAATCTCACGGCCTCTGTCAAAATCAAATGGATACCTTGATGCACCACCAGCAAATCCCTTTGAGTCAATATAGAACTGAAAAGGAAATACGCTCTGCATATAGTAGCGAACTTCTTTTCCACTCACAGGAAAAGTATCGGTCGACTTATGTGGAATATACACGATATCAGCGTCTAGTGATTCTACGAACTCAGTCGTAAATTGCCAAAGTGGCTTTTCAATAACTGAAACCTTATCACCAGCCTTAAGCATATGATGCTGCAACAGCTTATCTTTGAAATTCTGCCAGTGAATACGAATCGGTGGAATCTCACCACGACCTTCAGAAACTGGACCTTCCTTGAACGCAACATCCAAGCGAGGGAATAGGATTGTTACTTTTCTCAAGGCGTACTCTCCCATGCGTTATTCAAAATAACCCAATCATTGATACAGTTTTCTTTTGTTAGTTCTTTTGGGTTTGTTTTTTTACGTTCTTCGCGCACCCAATCGCGCCAATCCCAATCAAGAATTTGTTCCTCTGATACTGTTTCGACTTCATAGGTTTCGCCTCGTTCACCGCCTGTTATCAGGTAACAGAAGTATCTCACCGCATCATCCTTTCGAAGAAAGCTTTCTTGGCAAGGTACTTTTCGTTCTCATACTTCCGCGGTCCTTTACCAGTCCAGATCGTAGTTCCTTCCACGAACTCCCAGTCCATAAATTGCGCGTCGAAATACCTAAAACGATAGTCAGTAATATCTTCCTGATAAGCTTCATTGATAGCTACCTGATCTAAGAACCACGCGAGAGGCCCTTTCCTGATACGATTTTCAACCTTCTCAAGGAATGGTACAGCCTCTTGTGAAATAAACACAGCACCAGCTGCTACACGACTACCAGCATTTTCCCAACCCTGTGTGCCGGGCAATGACTCACGAAGAAACAATCCAACCTGATCATCAAGAATTGGTTCAATGTGTTGCATAACCAAACAGTCGGTGTCGATGATAAGCAAATCGCATTCGTGGTTCTGCATAACGAGACCTGCGGTAAGGAACCTATCGCAAGCATAAACCGTACGCAGTTCTTCTGAATCTTTAGGGCAAGCATACATGGTACTCATAGACCAACTAAAATCACTATGCGGCCATTCAGATATCTTGTGATACTTGGAACTCATATCATCAAGGATGTCACGATCATCTTGCCCAGGAGCAATCACATTGATATGGATAGAGTTATTATGATATGCAGCCGACGCTACGAGCGCGGGCGCGTGTACGCGAAGGTACTTGGAATCACAGGAAGCAAATAGTTTCATAGTGTAATCCCATCAAGAAGATGCCGAGAACTGGCCATAAAATCATCCGAGAACTTTTTGCATTCATCAAAGCGGCCTTGAAGAACGCTGATGGTAGTATGAATGTGACCCATATCATGAGGCCCATTGACTTCAGCGTACCTCGTAAGATACGCAATCTCCTTCTTCAGGAAATACATGTGATTGAATATCTCCATTGCACCTCCCATATCTTCACGCAAAGCCATATTATCTTCCTATGATGTTATAGTCGCCATATGTTTCATTGGTAAGCTGTGGCGCGTAGCCATTAAGAACTGCTTCGGCTCGCATATCATGCCAAAGCTTCACAAGGTCTTGCCGTGGATGTTCCTCAGCTTTGCCAGTAAACCACGCAGGCTTCCAAGGTTGTGTACTCATTTTAGTATAGTGCAAGTGCCAGATATTGTCAAGCACTAATCCGTCACCATCGTGACAATTCCATCGTGGATCAAGATCGGTTACATATTCCGCATTGCCCGAGAACATGTTGATATATCTATGATGTGCAGAAGGGTTAGGCTTCATTCGCGCCACAGGTGTAAGAATACCATTAAACTGCTCACAATCCATAACAATGACGCAAAACTCATGACCACCAAAACGAGCGCCGCGCCTAGCAGCCATAGGACGCCCGTTAAGATCCGTTGCGTATAGATCAGCGATATCACGCAAATTAAGCTGATCCACATCCATGTAAATTGCTCGCCCATGATAACCACATGCCTCTGGAATTGCCCAACGAAAACCACTGAAAGGGGTAGACCAATTTTCTGTTTCCCATCCACCCCAATGCGAATTGGTGTCATGCGTCTGCCGCATCCATGTAATCTGGATAGGATGCGTGGCGTGCTTCTTTAGTGTATATTCCAACACCATTTCAGCCTCAGCATCTTCATTGTTAGAAGATGTGCCTACGAAAATACGAATAGGTTCAATCATAATTAAATCCTTTATTACATAGAATTATCAGGACGCACCATAATACCTATAGACCAATCTTTAGCCGCCGCTTCAGCTTCTTGCTGATCGGTTGAAAAATCTTGTGTCTTAACTACAGTCTCGTATAAACGAAACCGAACTGTAAATGTGCCATCTTCATATTTGAGAACGTCAGCGCAACGGTGGTCATCATCGCAACTATGTGTCGTTAAAATTTGCATGTTATCTCCTAAAGATTTAGAATACCAATCGTCCAGTTATAGGCTGCGCTATCAGCATAGGCTTCACTCTTGCCAGGAAAGTATCTTGTCTCGACAAGCACACCATCGCGCTTGAAATCTACCGCGTACATGTTAGCAGCCGCGGCCGTATCAGGACCCAATCTGCGTTCTTCAAACAAACGGACTTCAGCACAAAGCTTTTTATCAGTGCTCCAATATTGCGAAATCATTATGCTCTCCTTGCGAAAAACATACCAGTGCGCTGCATGAATGGCTTCTGCATGGTAGACTTGTGTAGACGAATTTCCTGTGTGGTCTCGTCATCATAATCAAAACCATACTTATCAAAAACATCAAGCCAATATGTAGGTAGTTGGCAGTTCACATGATGATGCCCAGGTGCACCAGGACCAGCAGCGGTACATGCAACATACTTACAGCGAGCAAAAGCTTGCATATAGTTATCCTGATATTGTTCATCCACATGCTCAAGAAACTCGACAGACCAACCAAGATCGAACTCGCGGTCTAATGGCGCAGGACCAGTTGTGAAATCGTGGATGATAATCTTTGCTTCTTTTTCCTTAGGAACTTCCCAATCGCCGTCGATACCTAATGAGAATAGATTACGCATTTGTGCGAGACGAACCATACCGCCAGGGCCACAGCCAACATCGAGGAATGATTTGATTTGAAACTTCTCGATACAATGAAGGAGAGTGCCACGATCATTGTGGGTTTTGTTTAGATGCCCGCCCAGATGAGAGGGAAGAGAATCTTGATTTGCTTGTGATGTGTTCTGGTCCACGGTGCCACTTTCCATTGATATTGTCATTGATATAGTCGTCACTTTCCAGGACGCCATTTACGAATTGCTCTTTTACTTCTTCATAGTTTACACGACCTTTGGTCGAATGTAAAGAGATAATTTCTCTTCGGAAGAGTTTTCTGTCTGATTCTTTGATTTTGGCTTTGAGTAAATCACTGGAGCCATAATACTTTTTCCAGTCAGATTCGGATCGCTGACGACGGGTCTTACCCTTAACTTTTCTGATAGACCAGAAGTACTTTCTACCGATGTACTTCTGACCCTCTGGTGTTGTGATAAGGTAAACGAAGCCGTACGCATCCCCGATATTCTCACTGTCAAATTCCTTACCATTAAAAGTCCACGCATTCTCATATGTCATAGACTTATATAGTCTACTTCCACTTCACAATTTCAAATGTACCATCATGGTTCTCAACCAATGCGGTACACGATTCTACCCAATCGCCACAATTCATATATCTAATACCGCCAATATCACGAATATTAGCATGATGAATATGACCACATATAATTCCGTCAAGATTTTTGCCTCTCACATAATTACATAGCGTCTCTTCATAGTTGCCAATAAAATTTACCGACTCTTTTACTCTACCTTTTAAATAGGCAGACAATGACCAGTATTTCATACCAAACACGGTTCCGATTTTATTAATAAAAAGGCTCATGTCGATACTAAGATCATATGCCCATGAACCAAGATGTGCAAGCCATTCCGCATTTCTAATTACCACATCAAACTGATCGCCGTGAGTAACAAGATATAACCGATTATCGACTCCCACATGTATGGCTTCCCTAACCATAATAATATGACCGAATTCGTTATCGCAATAGTTACGCATAACATCGTCATGGTTTCCTGGGATATATACAACTTCTGTGCCCTTTCTAGCGCGACGTAAAAGCTTTTGAATTACGTCATTATGAAATTGAGACCATATGTTTTTCTTTGACATGGCCCAACAATCAACAATATCACCAACAAGATATATCTTCTCACACTCAAATGTTTTCATAAACTCAAGCAGCTGGTCTGCTTGACTCATTTTCGTGCCCAGATGAATATCTGAGATGAATACTGTTCGGTATGACTTCATCTATAATCCTTGTAATCATTCGTTGTGGATTTATTTTTGAATGTCACGGAAAAATAGTTAGTCAAATAAAGCCAGGTCGTCTTGAGGACGCCTTGCTCTTCAAGTCTTCTAGGTGAAGTCGTGGTAATCATGTACATATTAAATACTATTTTACCAAGATGATGAATGCGCTTTGCTGTCATAGTGTCTTCGCCATAGAAAGCAATTGATAGATCATATCCACCAACTTTATCTAGAGCAGATTTTTTAATCATAGCGTTTCCACCTTGAAGAAACACACCAATATAATCGTTGCTCACTTTGCCAAGAAGATAATATAGTTTCGTCATTACCTTTAAACCAAAACTAGCACCATCATATTCAAGAGGACCGCTTACAGCGACAACATTTTCATTAGATAGGCAACTCAATGCTTCCCAAACCCAACCATCTGTTATCTTGGAATCAGCATCAATGTTAGCAATCAGAAAACCTTTAGCAGCTTCATAGCCAGCTTGTCTCGCAAACACAACACCCTTGCGAGATTCTTTGATAACAAAAGCACCTTCTAGTTCTGCGATTTCAGCGGTCTTATCGGTACAATTGTTATCAACCACAATGATTTCATACGGCACGTACCACACATGTTTACGAATAGAACGTATGCAATCTTTGATATGTTCTTCTTCGTTATAGCATGGTATGATGAATGAAATCATTATTCGTCCTTCTTTTCCTTAGTCTTGTAGTACTCGTCTACGAGATCAAACCTATCGGCTTTTAAATCACCGATATACAAATCTAGACGGGTAAAGTCTTCGATTTCATCATATTTTGCCAATCGACCAAAATATGCAACATATATTGCCATCTGCTTCTTCTGAAAAAGCCTTTCATTGTACAGCTTTACCAGTTCTGCTCGGTCCTCTTTACTGTGGAAAATTGTCCACGATGTAAAGAGAAACCAATGTTTGAATGTTACCCAACCATAATATAACCACTGTTTCATAATTTACTCCTCATCTTCCTCGAGTTCTTCAATCTTCGCGTCTTCTACATCTGCGCCACAAAAGGCGCAGAATGATGGTTCGTCTTTCTTACCATTCTTTTCAAATGAAATGGTATACTCATATTCGCCGCAAGGGCATCTAATATCTCTATCTGGCATTAGATTTCACAGCCTCCTGCAACACACGCTAATTCTTGTGCACCTGTGGTATTATCTGTCTTCTCATATTGTCCGAGACGAGACCAATCAATTACCTTAGGCATCTTAGCAGCGAAGGCCTCGTATTCTTCCTTCGTGCAGTCTTGATATGGTGCTTGCTTGTACACATGGTCAGAGAATGGAAGAAATGACACGCCTGACATCTTGTCAAAATGCTTATAGACCCAAGCACCAACTTCAAGCCATTCGTGTTCCTTGACAGAAATGGTAACCGAAGGCTTATGTTCGCACCAATGATCCTGATATGTAACCCACAGTTCAAGCTGTTCAATGGCCGTCATATCTGTGCGGAATACCGAATTCTCTGGTGCCTTCATTGGAAACGAGAACACATAAACATTATTAGGGCGCATCGCACAATCTTCAACTGGAATGCCAGCATCAATCATGAGAGCAGCCAGTGGATCTTTCTTATCAGCACGAACGGTGCGGATATAATAAGGATTATGACGAGCATGAATACCGGAAGCAGCATCAGTAAGCTGAGAAACAGTCCCAGAAGGCTTAACACAGGTAACAGCAGCAGATTGCGGAATACCCAATTCTTTAGCAAACTTTGCATTCGTGGCGACTGCAATTTCACGAAGCTCTGCCAAGCGGCCTTCAATTCCTGGGAGTTTTCCATTTGTGAGGTCATTATCCATGATTCCTGTCATTGACACACCGAGCAAACGCTCTTCTTCACAGTTGCGCTTCCAAGATGATGATAGATATTTAAATCCAGTTAGTGTTGACTGCCATGTACCAAGAATGGTAGCCCAGTAGACCTTCTCCTTAAGAGTTTCCATCGTGTCAGTATCGCGCACGACAACTTCGGATAGATTGCAGAATTCCTTGTCGCGCAAGATAATCTCGGAGCATGGGTTGGTACCAAAATCATAATCAGGGTTACGACGACCATGCTTGATAACTGTAGCCTTCGCGCTCGCACGATTGAAGATACCGCGTTCACCAGACTTTGATTCATAGAGAGACTTCCACTCTTCCATGAACAGACCCATATCAGGCTTCTCTTTATAGACCGCAGAGTTATTAGCTAGTGCGCGCTGAGACTGATCCATCCACCATTGACCAGACTTGGCAACGCGCATACGGTCATCAGAAAGATCAGATAGAGAAATAAGAGCGGAGCGACGAACACCACCGACAACGACAATATCAGCAATCTTACAAACGATATCATGGGCTTCCAATGTGTTTAGACGACGACCAGCGGCCTTCTTGAATGTTTCGACACAGAACTTGAATAGAGCCTCAAGCGGCTCTGGACCAGATGCACGACCACCGAACGTCTTTAGTGGTGTACCAGCAGCACGAACCTTGGATACGTCCCACTGAGGAATCTGCCCGACATAAAGCATGCCGATAAGTTCCTTGAGTGATTTAGCCCAACCAAGCTTAGAATCGGCCACTACGATTGTGGTGTCGCTGGTATGAAAATCTTCGGAAACGATGGGGAGTTGTTCTACGTCTTTGGACTCTACAGAGAATCCAACGCCTGTACCATTCATAAGAATATAAAGGATCTCATCAAATGACCGTGGACTATTCACAGCAACATAAGAGCAATTGTAAGCTGCGATGTTCTCACGCTTCAAAGCTTCACCAGCAGTCATAATGCAACGCATAGATGGCATGACCTTGAGAGACAAAACCGCATCTTCAAGTTCGGCTCTAATCTGAGTCGTATCATAACTATGGTTACTCTTTAGATGACTCTCAAAGAAATCAAAGAATCGGCTGATCGTTTCACTCCAACTTTCTCGTCGCCCTTCATCCCACATGAACCTTGAATATCTTGATAGGTGAATGAATTGCTGATAGAGGGAAGGTAACGAGTTAGACATATAATTCTCCAATTTTCTTTTTGAACAAACGACATCGTTCCGAGAATTGCTCTCGGCTATTTCAACACTTTTTCCAGGAACGTATCGCAAGCTTGAGAGACAAGCCAGTATGCGTAGCTGTATTTATTATAGAGTGAATTGCTTCTGGCGACAAACCATCAATAATTGCTTCATTTATATCTTTATATTTCCAGTGATCTGGCCAGATGACGACCCCGTACCCACCAGCGACAAATGATTCAACTTTCTTTACGACCTGTGGATTACGCGGTTGATTATCAAAAACAAGCACAACACGATCTGTAGGTATGGTACGCACAGCGCGTGTGAAGTCAGTACCACCAGCAGCAATTGCGTTCGGTAAGAACATGCTGTCGATGGGACCTTCTACAACGTATATAGTTTTTGTTGTATCTACCTTATCGAGCCCATAGACAAGGGCTTCGTCTTCAATACGCATAGTGACATATCGGAGTGTGGATGTACCGAGCGCACGCCCAGACACGCCTGTTAGTTTACCATTCGCATTACGAAACGGTATGACAAGGCGAGCATCTGATACCAGGCGGCCCTCATATGCAGGGTTAAGTGTTTCTAGGGCTTTCATATCCCGTGCGAAATATAGATCGTCGTAACGATCCTTTGGTATCTTGCGACCCTTGACATATTGCACAGCAAAATGATCTGACGGAAGATCCTTGATCTTTATCAGCATATCATCCAGAACTGTCTTGGTTATGATTTCTTTGCGAACATCTGGAATAGAGAACTGCAATGGCTCGTTACCTAAGCCACGTTCCTTGAATGATTCCAGCTTGTATGCGCGAGCGAGATTAGGATCAATGGTATCAATCACCTTGTACAGTGAGGTACCTAGATCGCAGTTGTGACATTTGAATATGTAGCCATCTTTCTTTGGAAAAAGATAGCCTCGGGCTTTGTATTTGTTTTTCTGGGAATCGCCACAGAAAGGACAACGAAAATTATATGCGCCGCCCTTCTTCTTGAATACCAAGAGTTTGGGAGAGATGAGGGCTATGTATTTCGAATCAGTGATATTAGACATAGGTTCATTATAATCAGAATTATCGCACTAGTCAAGTTATTTCTGAGCCTCTAGCTTGTAGTTACGGTAGTATTTTTTGTAGCCAGCAATTATGGTATTTTGTTGTACAACATAGCGGCGCATCTCAGCCGCATTGATTGCAAGAGTTTCATAGCCTGCAGGTGTCACAGCGAATAACACCACCGGTCCGCCATTGGCTCCCATTTCTTTTATCTTAGCTTCGATATTGTTTGGTGTGAGAACAATCCACTCCACATCGTTTTGTGTGGCTGGCATTACCGTTGGTAGAATAAGTTCTGGGCGATCAATCAGAACTGGCTTATCAAATACCTTGGGTGTTGAATTGCAACCCGCCAACAATAGTGTAGCGCATAGCAGTAAGATTTTATTTTGCATTTGCAGCCACTCCCTTAGGCATAAGAGAAGAAATTAATTCTGGACATATTGCATTTTTCATAGTACCAGAACGCTCGTCTTTTGTCAAGGGTGAACCTGTAGCAATCGCATTACAACGAAACGCTGCTTTGGTACCACGATTGATTTTCATTTGAACATCGTCAGCATTTGCGATAGATGCGGCTGTTAGTCTTGGCGCTGCAACCTTCGAGCGAAGGTCAGATGCTTCCTGTTGTGTCTTGATAAAGTCTTTGGTTATTTCGGTGTTGATTTCCTGCATCTTCTGGATATCTTCATTCTGCCTATCCATCTGCGCTTTTTGCTGGTTGATAACACCTTCCATGCGCTGCTGAACTTCCGCAGCAGCCTCTAACTTACCTTCTAATGCTTGAATGTAGAAATATCCACCTGATACGATGGAAAAAAGAATTGCCGCTATTGCGACTTTGATACCTATACCCATTACTCGCTCCCGTCTGAACCGTCTCCCATTGCGCTTGTGCGACTGACCGCAGGCAAACGCTTCTTTAAGACTTTGTAATATACGGATTTTGATTCATTTGCACCAGCATCTTTCTTACGATCTAATTCATGCTGGTAATCCACTTCTGTGCGTCTGGCTTCTTTTATAGCTTTACGACGAAGGGTCTTGAACAGTATGGGTTGCCCATACTTTTTCATGGTACCTTTGAGGCCCAATTTTGGTTGTCTCTTACTCCAATGAACACCGCCACCTGTGCCTGCGACTGCTGCGCCTGTAGCATTGACTGGTGCACCATCTTCTTTGATTTCGCTCATTAGATTTTCCTTAGTGTATCCATTATTTGTCGATCCATCATAACGTCTGTGGATCTAATCGTCTCGTTTCTTTGACCAATGCCGTGTACAGCTTCGGGCCAATAATTCAATAACAACAAGAATGGCTTTAGATACTCAAGGTAATCATATAACTTAAATGTCAGCATTCGCGTCAAAGCTTCTGGCTCAAACACATTGTAAAGAACCACCAAGTGATTCAGTATCAACCGTTCCTTCAACTCACCTTTCTTTTCATAGCGATTGAATAAGCGACGTAGATTTTTAATCCTATCTAGGTCTTCGTTGAACTCTATTGCGTCAATGCACGGATTGGTATAATGCTTTGCGGCAAATAGAAAAAAATTTGATTCGTCCAAGGTACCTTTCATATCTCTTTCACTAGTGCCCAAGTACCTTAAAAAATGTGACTATAAACGAGAACCCATAGCCAAGTACAGTACCACCTCCAATAGCCATCCATATGTATTTCTGAATAGCAGCTATCTTTTCATTCAAACATGCATAATGTATATTTTGTTCTTCTCTTACTGCTTTTATTTCGTCTAATATGGCTTTGTCTTGTGTGCGTATCGTATCATAAACATCTTTCAATTTCTGATCCAATTCTTCACGACGTTTTTCCAATTTGGTTTCAATAACCTCAGCTTGCTTTTCGTGCTGAGTCAGTCTGGTTTCTTGAACCGCAATCATAGCTTTCAAGTCACTGGAAATATCAGCGAGCTTGTCTATAGCAGCTTCGATTCTTTCTGTTGCACCGACCATTAGTAGACCTTTAAATAATTGATTACGCTCTTGCGGACTTCATGTGGTAATGATATAGCAAGAGCAGCAGCCAAATGATGTGGCTCAACTTTCTGCTCTATAAGGTTCGCGCACTCAATAACAACTAAATCTATTTCTTGGTTTTTTATAAACGAAACAATGCGTGGGTTCTTGCGATTGCCGAACTCCCACGCTAATGCTTCTGCCTTCTCTCCTATCAACGCACGAACTTCATCGCGCTTTGATGGATCTATGGTAACTGTATGATATGAATCTGTACCATAAATTGAGTGGCATAAACCAGCATACACAATATGATTAGAGCAGCCCCAGTCCATAAGTAAACTTGCTGTACCAGTTAGATGCTCTAATAGTGATCGGTGACTATGTTCATTTTCATCTGCACCATTATCTAAAAGAAACTCAATTATCTTATGAATCAAATCACACCTCAAAATGTATTAAGCGCAACTCTCTTTATGGTAGTTGCGTTGACTGCAATATAGATGTATGTATTTGTGAAACGCATTTCTCCTACAGCCATACCAACAGTTGTCGCATTATTGGAAGCTGGTGTGCTACCTAATGTGACGTTGACAATATTTGCAGTGAGAGTTTTTGTAACATTGACGTTTGCTGTAGTTGTGGTACGTGCGCGTACAGTGAGTGTTGACCCACTGAACACGGTGTTGGATGGAACTGCACCAAATAGCTTCTTTACAGTAATCTGTTTAGATGTAGGTGTTCCATTAGCGTCAGTAACAATCAGGAGCAAATCGGGAGATGCCGCTGTTGTCGCTGATGGTAGTTGTGATACTTTCTTGTCAGCCATTATTCAGCTCCCGATCCTTTATTAGCGCCCGCCTGGTGAAACTGTGAAGTTGGTAATACGCTCGCCGTTGAAGCGAGTAAGATTATTAGCAACTGCGCCTGTGATTACAAGGTTAGCTGTAATCGTAACACCGAAGTCTGGATTATAAAGTGGGTTACCACCACCAGTTACTGAGATTGATTGCGCGTTCACATGATATGTAGCCTTTGCAGAACCAACACCACCACGCATTGCAGGTAGAGTGAAGATCATTACGTTATTGGCCACGTTTGCACGAGCGGCCGAAGCTGCTGTGATACGAGCAACTGCGTTATTACCACCAGCAGTGTTTGCAATGCTAATTGACATAAGGTTACCTGATGGGCGCTTATGAACTGGCATATTGAACACAACATATAGGTTAGCACCAGATGCGTTTGCAGAAATAACTCCGTTAGCATTTAGCTTCACGAAGATTTCTACAATGTCTGGACTACCAAGAAATGTATTAGATGTATATCTAAATCCACTGCCTGGATTTGCTGCAACCAATATTTCATCAAACTGACGTTGATTGCCATCTGATACGCGATTGGTACGACGAACCCATCCAGCAGATGTTGCGATGACGTTACGCTTGTTTGCATAACTACCACCATCTGGTAAATCAAATGAGTGACCAATACCGCCTGCTAGTGGAAGTGGGCGATAACCTTTGCGGATAGCAGCTTCCGTATTTGCTCCGGAAGCTACCTGTGTGCTTTCTCTACTAAAACCCCATAGTGACATTTTCTTATTCCTTTTCGCTTTTCGTTGTGACTACTCGGCATAATATATGTTTCGCTATTCCTATTTAGTCTCTGAGTGGTGGGTTCATTAGGATTGGCTCTTTGCCACCCTTCATTCCCTTTGCTTTATCACCGTGTGTCTCACATGTCATAGACTTTTTACCTTCAGTGCAAGAGCATTTACCCTCTTTCATTGAAGACATTTGCTTGTTAGCTTTAGACTGCATAACCTGCAGTTTCTTCTGAACGATTGTCTTCTGAATCGCAGCCTTCTTATCAGCCAGTTGCTTTGCCATTGGATTCTCGGTTGCTTCTGGCAACTTACCCTTTGGACCATGAGAACCTAATGCGCCCTTTATCGAATGCTTTAGTCCTAATTGTTTTCCAGACTTAGTTGCTTTACTATCTTTAGGATTTGATGAGGATCTTGTTGATAGTTTATCCCAAGCATATCCGGTATTATTTGGTCTATATGTTTGTGGTCTTGAATCACGAGGATCAGTGGCTTCTTTAGTAAGTTTACTGATTGCTTTATCAACGCCCTTACGACGATTCATAAGCTTGCCCGTATTAGATTTGTCGCCTTTACCAAGAGCATACTGACGAGAAGCAATGTCTCTTACTCCTGCTAGAGCATAATTACCAAGAGTATTTTTTGATAGTTCATCAACAGATTCTGCTTCTTCAGTAGCAGGTACCTTTACCTTGTGGCCGTAATACTTACCGTAAGCCAACTTAGAACCCTTTTCACGATTGGTGCGCTTACGAAACTTATCAGGATCAGATGGTTGATTACCTTGCATTTGTCTACCGGCCTTATAACCATAAGATGCAAGAGTTCCTTTCGAGATTTCATCAATCTGAATCTCTTCTTCCATATTCTTATCACGCTCAGCACGATAAGCTTTCATCTTTGCAGACTTAGCATCCTTAGACGCCTTCTCTTTCTTCTCCTGATCCATACCCTTATCACGGAACTTATTAGCCATTCCAGCATACTTCTTGAAGATAGGACCAGAACGACCCTGAGCATCACCCATAGCTTTCTTAGCAGCTTTGTGTGCTGCCTTGTGATATGTGTCAGTTGATAGCTCATCAATTTGAGTGTCTTCTTTAGCCAATTTACCTACAGCTCTTTTGATGCCAGCTGATCTCTTGTTTATAGTATTAATATGTGGATCTAACTTAGCCGCAGTGCCATCGGTATTGCCCGCATTGTAACCAGCCTTTCCGAGACTTGCTGCTGATTTGTTTACATAAGAACCAAGAGTAGCCTTTGAAAGCTCGTCTACCTGCTCGACTTCTTCCTTGTGTGTAGGAAGGCTCTTTGTTTTTGTGCCAGCAAACTTGCGAAGCTCGGAAGTCTTCATAGAAGCCATGCGATTGATTGCGCCGCCTTTCTTACCACCATCATACTCGCCGCGCTGTGTAGCAAGTGCTGCACCGGCTGCGTGTTGTTGAGCCTTTGATACAGATTTCTCGTCAACCTGCTCAACTTCTTCGTGCTGCTGACGATCTTTACCTGACATCTTTTCGCGACCACGAATCTTATCAGCGACAGATGGATTCATTCTGCTTAGATATTGGCCATCTCGGTTCTTAGCACCGACAGCCGCCGCAGCTGCGTTCTTCTTTTCCTTATTAGCAGGATTGCCTTCATCAACAATTTCTTCCTTACGAAGCATCTTGAAATCTTGACCATCAATCTTACCATTATGATTCTTATCAATCTTGACCTGACCACCTTTGAGTGCTTCATTTACTGCATCAATTAGCGATTTGCTAATACCAAATTTATTTGGATCAATAGACATTTTAGTTACCTTTCTTTGTTGCTCTTAGCATCCAAGCATGTTTATTATGAATATCAATACGGTCTTGTAGGTAGTTTGCAATTCCTACCGCACCAGCAATCTCCGCGGCTTTCTGTGCAGGAACAAGCGTAGCAATAACTGCATTGTTATCATCGTATAAACGATTCAACATACCAGCAGCATTAGGAACTGTTAGTTCGTCTTGAATAGATGATAGCTCACCGAAACGCTTGAATGAACCTGGCGCATAAACATTCAATGTGCGAATATGTTCTGCAAGGCCATCGGTAGCTATAAACGCATCGGTGTATAGTGTTTCAAAAAATTCATGGTACTGCGAGAAGAATGGTCCTTCTACGTTCCAGTGAAAGTTATGAGCCTTCAGATAAAACGCAAATGTTGTAGCGAGTGACTTTTTCAGTAATTCTGAAAGCTCATCCATTAGTTCTTTCCTTTTCTACCTCTCTTAGGCTTCGGCGCATCTTCTGGCTCAATAACAACCACTGGTGCTTCTTCCACAACAGGTTCAACAGTAGCCACTACTTCTTTAAGAACTTCTCCAACTTCCTTATCAAGCTTAGTAGCTTCTTCCACTACCTTAGCAAAAATCTCTTCTGTCTTAGCAGCCACTGTTTCTGCTGCCTTTACCTCTTCAACCGCAGCCTTTGCTTCTTGCTCATCAGCAACAATGAACTCTTCATTTTTCCATGGCTTTGCATATACCAAATACCCAACAATAGCTAAAAAAATAACGCAACCAATAATTACATCCATATCCATTTTCACTTCTCCTTTTTTATTTTGAACTTATTCTCGTTTACCAGCAAGCGCCTTACGAATCTCTTTGAAATGTGCTGGTGTCTTTGTGACCTTATCTGGACCATCGGCTGCATCGCCAACAATCGGCTTGTCAACTGAATATTTAGCTATACTAATAGGTTCTTCATATACCTTACGATATCTGAAGTTACTGCCGTCTTTCACGCGAATCACTTTATGGGATGCATGGCGGGCCGTAATATCTTCTGTTCTTGAAACTCTGAGATCCTTGTTTGATGGAGATCCTTCAGAATCTGGCTTACGCATATGCTCGCCAGAACCATTCTTGATACGGTTCTGTTTAGCGTGAATATTATCCCATAGTCCACGCTTCTCGTCAATGCTTGTTTCTTCACTACGGCAGTTCCACTTACGCAATGCTAAGGCTTTACGAGATGGCTCACCGTTTGGTTTCTTCATCGGTCCGTCAACACCACTCATGCGAGCGCAGAATGATTTACGACGACCAGCGGCTTTTGATCCAGCTTTTAATTTAGATGGTGGTGTAGTAACTGGGGCTTGCAGATTACCACCAGTTTCTCTATTATAGCGATCTCGGCCCTTTTGAGTTAACCCACCGGTTGGACTCTTATACCCGCCATCTTCAGCTAGATCCTCATCCAACTTAGCAGCGAAGCCGCCAGCAATAAATGAGTCCACGCGATTATATGCGCGACTAACATTGTTTGATTCCGCCATTTCACGAGCGAAGACTTGATTCAAAACATCTTCAGCCATACCAGACTTCTTTGCTTTCTTGCGTAGGTCCGGATTTGGTTGACTATCAAGTTCCTTATTCACTACGTTATAACGAACGCGAGAATATGTTGCAGGATCTTGCGTAGTCAAATCAATAAGCTTGTCAAGCAAGTCCGCAAGGTTCTTACGAAGCTTTGGGCTTTGCAAAGCAAACTGCTTGCTACTACGCAACGCACGACGGTAACCTTGAAGCTCGGTTGTGTCAACAAGGCCAAGACGCAACAGAACATCCATCTTTTGATTCAAACGCTTTGATTGATTTGGATCTTCCGAATCTTCTTTTACTGATGGTTTTTTCTTTTCATTAGCCTGTGTGATACCAGGAGGTGCGTCTGGATCATTTGGATTCCAATTGCGAGCATTGAATGTTACCTCATCAAGCTTTCTGCCACCGAGAGAAATCTTAGGCTTATCTTTTGGAATACCGTGAGAAAGAACACTTCTGAATGCAGTCAAGCTCTTACCAGCAGCCACTGTTAGCTTCTGCTTATCAGCAGGCAAACGTGTGTGCTGAAACAGGTCCAACATCTTTCTCGCATCAGCCACAGAAATTTTTACTTTGTGCTTATCACCAAATACAACATCATGCTCACCGCGAGCAATGATGACCTTACGCATTTGATATATGATGTTTGTATCACCAGCATCTATAGCATCGGCTGCACTAGAGCGCGCTTCGGTGCGAAGGCGGAACTGCGATAGACGTTTTGCACCAGATGTTGCATGTGTTGGATTAGGTGCAGCACGATCAACGGTTGTCGAATCGACCTTTGTTGAGTCAATCTTTGTGGTGTCAATATGCAATGGGCTATCATGTGCAACATCAGCCTTTGATTTTTCCCAATCTGATACCGAAATCTTCTTTGCTTTAGCCTGCTTGATATCTGTTGCTCTGTCTTTTGTAGAACCTTCTTTGCCTTCTAGGAACATGTGAAATGCCTCGTTTGTAGTTGAGCGAGCCTGCGCTACAGATGCCTGCGCTTTGCTACGGATACGTGGAAGAATGCGAGTGGCTATTCTATTGATAGCACCCTTTAATGATTTACCAAAACGCTGTGTCAATGCATTATCAACTGAGATGCGCTGCGAACGTGATAGCGCATTATAATCTAGGTTCTTACGACCGCTTGCGCGAGCGCGAAGGATCATAATAGCAGCCTTACGCGCACGAAGGCGTAGACGTTGCCCAGCTGGCATCTGTTTTGATTTAAGCTTACGCAGACGAGCAAGACGCTTGCTCATGGACTTCATCTTTTGTGAACGCTTCTGGCGTTGCTGAGATGTTAGGCCTTCATGAACATTCTTTGGCTCGTCGTCATATACAATCATATCCAACATCATAGCATCTTCATCGCGAAGATCCAGCTCACTCATGTCGGTTAGCTTGTCGAGATATCTGTCAATCTCAGCGTCAGATGGTAGTGGAATTTCTTCCTCAGCAACTACGGATTCATTCATTGTTTTTCCTAGACGCGATTGGATGATGCGGATCATTTGCTTTACATCTGCATCGGTAAGATGTTCCGACATAGCATCTTTGACCTTAGCAAAATTACCAGCTTGGGCCCACTTGCGAATGTCGGATGCGTGAACGCCATCAAGATCACCAACGCGAGTGTTTACGATAGAGTGGCGCGAATGGACCTCAATCTTATCGTAGTTGTAATCAACGCCATTATACTTATCAACAAACGCTTTTATTTCTGCAACTCTATCGTCACCCAATACGATATGCACGGTATCATATTTACCAGACAAACTCTTTAGTACCCCAACCATTGATGGATTAGAAATCGGTGGCACATCAAATAGTTTCTTATGACCAGGAAACATCTTATTCAGGAATCGGATCTTTTCCTGTGGTGTCAGTGGATCTTTCTTCTTATTGACGGTGCGCGAAACAAAAACTTTGGCATCGCTGTGTGTTGATTTAGCAAGCTTGATAACTGCGTCAACTAGGTGCGCGTGTTCTTTGTGTGGCGGATTGAAACGACCAAGCGGTACGATAACGATAGATTTACTCATCTTTCGGTGCCGCCTTTCTGAATGAACCCTGAGCAAAGTTCTGCATACTGAATACGCGGCGCTTGACTAGCTTTGCAGTACCGTGCTTACCGAGAAGAACATAACCTTCTGGATTTGTCTTTATCAACGCACCAAACTCATTCTCAAAATATCTGCGGATAGGCTGATATGTGTCCAGCTCGTCAATGATCTTATCCTTGATATCAGCAAGCTTGTTGTGAACATCAAGGACATTTGTGATTAGGTTTTTATTGGATTCAATTTGGCTGGTAATGGTATCATATACCACCTGCTTTGAAGCTTTACCTTTTTCACTAGCAGCCTTGTCAATGAACTTCTGGAGCTTCTCTTTCATGTACGCAAGGAAACCAGCATACGACTGATCGGTGTTATTACGGATCACATAGTTGGCATATGCAAGAAAATGTGGATTCATCTCTTCGGATGAAATGTATGCAAACGCATCACCCGGTATAGATGCAAGGAGCTTATCGACCTCTGTGATATGGGCCTTCAAATGACCAACATGATCCAACGATGGTGCGTCAATTGGCATCAGGAACACATGTGAGTTTTTCTTCATGTCACGCGCTTGGATGGTTACGCGACTACCAGATGCATTGTACTTGGTATGTGGTGCGAATCCAACAACAGACTTAGCAATCTCACGACCAAGCACCGAGTTCACAGGTACCGCATTGATAACTGTGTTTGGCTTGAACAACCAGTGCTGAACACCTTCAATGTCAACCTTCTTCAAGTCAACCTTAGCGAACATCATATCGCCTTGAAGGATCTCATTCTTGTTGTTTGTAATGTATGGGAAATATTCTAGAGCGAGCTTTAGTTTAGCTACAAGCCCTGGTGCGTGGCCGTGATTACGCTCGATATCCTCAACAGTGAAATTGACCTTAGGATCTTTGTTGAAGATTGATTTGGTCGCTACGAAGAACTTACCATTCTGATAGCCATAAAATACGCTAGGAGCACCGTCGATCTTAGTTTGATTTACAGTTTCGGGAATGCCCTTTATGAGGTCATGGAAGTAACCACTGATCTTAGCAATGGACTTCTTTCCAGAAACATAAATCTCGTCTTCAATGTGGGTATAGTGCGACTTGTCTTCCTCAGACGAAAACGCAGCTTCTACCACGAAGCTCTTGAAACTTTTCATCATACTCCTAGCGGGATTGGCGTACCCTAACCGCGACCATGCAGGACTGCCTTAGCTTTCTGCTTGTCTATTTATAATACTTGACAAATTGGTGTTGTCGTGGTATAATAAGGATGTTGTAACCGGTCAGATACTACGCTTTAGTGTCAAAGCTAACTACCACTTCATTCAATCTAACTTCTTTACCGGCAACCATTTCTTTACCACGACCCTTAAGTCTAATTCTAACTGAAGTTTTATCTGAAACGGTTTTGATGAGTGCTGGTGTAACCAATTCTAGTTTTTTGTCGGATAAGATATGATCTGCTGCCAATTTTGATGTTGCACCAAAAGTGTATTTCCCTGTTATCGCTTCTTCAATAATAGCTAATTTTATTTTTTCATACTCTTTTGAAACCACAGGATTTTTACCAGATCCTAAAATATTTTGAAGAAGGTCATTGTATCGCTGTGCTTTCCCTAACACAACGTCAGCTTGTGTTCTACGCATTTTCCCAAGATCACCATATCCCTCATCTAATTCAGCTAGAACAGACATTATTGATTTGATTTTTTTAGCGTCATACCCAGGCTTCTTTGACACATTCTTCAATACACCATTGAGAAATTTTACTGTCGTTTTAATACCACCAGATGATAGTTGAATAGAACCACCATGCTTTAGAGAGCATTTGATTGCTTTCTTAGCGCATGTAATATATAGATCAGTTTTCGGTTCTACCCCACCACCAGATGTTTTTTCGATATCTTTGATTTTACCATACGCTTTTTGTATCATAACGATAGCATATTCGGCATCTTTTTTTACATCTGCATCAGCCGTGGCGTAATTGGCCTTGGCTGTTTTGGCATTTGCATCGTTAGCAAATTTTTTAGGATCCACTTTAGCTACGAGATGGTAGATGCACCATTCAAATTGTAAACCTTTATTTGCCATTTGCCATTATACCTCATCTATCCAACTTTTTAACTGCAAGCTTGATACCTGCTTTTCTAGCTCTCATCTTATCCACAGGATCTTTACCAAGTTCCTTGTTCTTGCCTCTGTAATGACTTGGAATACCAGCCTTGTGACTAGGACCAGTTGCATCAACTTTACCAAGCTGATTGTCTGCCTTGTAAGCATATGAACCAAGTGTCTTTCTTGATAGCTCATCTACCTGCTCGTAGTTTTCTTCAATGTACTTTTCGGTTAGCTCAGGGAAATTTTCCATAACATAATCAAGGAAGTGTTCTACATCAAAATCAATGTCCATTTCGGTATCATTTACCTGCTCAGCAGATTCATTGATAGAAACAATTGGTCTACGACCGTTTGGTGTTAGAATATATGTCATGCTTATACCTTTCTTGTTATCCGTTGTAGCGGGTTATTCTTCCATCTTCGTGGATTAGGAATGCTTCAAAATTAATCTTTGGAAATTCGGTATGCAGTTCAATGAACTTGTCCAGATTGGCCTTAGCATCATCAAACATTCTAGCGACCTGATACTTGCCAGCTTTTAGTTGGTCACGAACAATTTGCTTTTTGGCTTCTGCACCTGGGGCTTTAATATTGCCTGCGCGATACACATGCACCTGCGTGATATCAAAGCCATACTTTTTAAACGTATCAAGGAACAGCTTCTTATCGTCTAGATCCGCGCGAGCGGTACAGATGATAATACGCTTGTTAGGATGCGCACGGAATCTGCTAATCATTTTCTTAGCCGTCTTGAATACCGTCTCAATTGGCTTTGCGGTATCAGCGAACACCTTAGATGATCGGAATTGAGCGAAGTCAAATTCCTCACCAGGTTTTAACGCATACACATTGAACTCGGCTGGTGTCAATTTCTCAACAACCTTGCCACCTTTTCTGACGAGGACTTGTGTCGTGGTGCTGAATAGCGTATCGTCAATGTCAAACACCGACAGACTACCAGAAACATCCTCAGCTATGAACTCGCGGAATTTTAGCATCGTATCCTATTTATAATAAAACGAAAAAGGGGGAAGCGTTATTGCTCCCCCCTGACTAACATAATAAAAGGCACCTCCTTGTATGCTAGCCCAATTTTCTGTAGCCCAGCAGCTTGTTTGCTGGGTAGTAAGCTACGCTAACTTCTTTGTTCTGGTTACCACCAAGAACCTTGATGTATCTAACACCATCTAATGTTTCCTCACCGACATAGAATCCAACATGGCCTGCCGAGCTATTCTTGCCTCGTGAGAACACCGCAATATCACCTTCTCTTGGATATGTAGTAGGAATTCCGTACCCTAAAAAGCTTCGTGCCATTAGAGAACCTGTGCCCTGGTATCCAGCCTTGTTTAATACCGCATTTGCGAAAGCTGCACACCATGGAATACGACCTGGATCTACTGACAATAATTTGGTAAGATCGGAACGATCCTTTCTCACATTTAGTCCTTCCCACTCTCTTGCGATCCGCACTGGCTCTGGTGCAAACATAGGGCGTGGATTTTCACGGCGCACAGGTTGTTCGTGGTGCGACTGAGATAGTGTGGTGCTACCCTTAGGAAGCTCGGTATTCAAATCAATAACAGCCATTACCGGTTTAGCTTTAGGCTTCTTATGCTCTACCGGTGGTGCATCTAGCTTTTGCCAACCAGCAAAAAACTGTGATGCTTCGGCTCTCTCCCTATCCTGTCTAAAGAAATTTGCAGGCGTGTCGTCATCATATGTAGACGCAACAACAGCCGCAGCTGGAACTACCTTCTTTGCTTGTAACTGCTTGCAGAATTTTGCAAGATGCGCGTATCTGTCTTGTACGCTTAGGTTGCAGTAGCGTTCCGCGGTCTTCGCTGAAACTTTCTTCTTTGGTTCGGCTTCTGCGGTGTTACACAAGAACACCAACATGAGTATAGCCATGGTTGTTTTTAACATTTTAGTCTCCTATTTAAATCTAGGATCCTTAACTAAATCGTCGTAACCACCAACATGTTCGTCATTGATAAAAATCTGCGGTACTGTACGATAGTCAGGATACTGCTTAATGAAATCTTCACGGGTAATATGTTTGCCAATCTTAAACTCGGTGAACTCAAGATGGCGGTCGTTGAAGAAATCTTTGGCCGCAGCACAATAACTGCACACGTCCTTTGTGAACATCTTAATCTGCATTACTTAATTCTCCAGCCGTCGAATATCTATTTAGAATTTGAAATTACCAAACTTTGACTTTGGTTTGGTACGCTCACGGTCTTCCATACCAAACTTAGAGTTGTCCATTACAGAATCAGACCGCTTGGTCTTACCACCACGACTATCATCAATCAGGTCATCCTGTGCGCTATTCTCAGCATCAAAAAGACGCATTTTGGTTCTGTCGATGCCGAGCATGAACCTCTTATTGATAGCTGGATCAGCATAACGGTTCTTCAATTGCTTTACCATTACCTGCCCACGCTCGTCTGCGTCTTCGGTACGGATAAGAGCAATCATAAAGTCGGCTGTAGCTGGTAGACCAAACGACTCGGATGTATCTTCAAGCCCAGGGTCGCTTGAAGTATAGCCAGACCTGGTTGTCTGTGTGGCTGATACGATGGGTAGATTTTTCTCTACCGCAAGGCCACGAAGCTCTTCTGCAATAGCCTTAATGTATGTATAACTATTCACATTTGCACCAGGCTTGATTCGTGCGGACATGCAGATATTCAGGTAATCAATATAGATGATATCTGGCATAAAATTTCGCTTTAGATTTAGCTCATTCAGAAGATGCCTAAAATGACCCGCGTGTGCGGACGCGGTAGGATACTCCTTGATGATAAGCTTGCCAGTTGTCTTCGCACGAAGGCGTTCAATCTTCTTTTCGTACATATCACGCGGTAGCTGCCCAAGGTCTTCTAGTGGCACATTCAGCAGGTTGGCATCAATGCGCTCTGCAATCTTCTCTTCGGCCATTTCCATCGTGATATAGAGAACATTCTTACCAGACGCAAGATTATTTGCTGCGAAGTGGCACATCATCAAAGTTTTACCAGCACCGGTGCCAGCGAGGATGATGTTGAGAGACTTACGAGATAGACCACCACGAGTGATATCGTTCATCAAACCTAGATCAAACGGAATCTTTTCTTCTACGCGATGGTAGAAATCATATCGCTCACCGAAGTCCTCGATGAAATCGTGACCAACATGAGAATCAAAAGACACACCAAGGGCCTCTGATAGGATCTCAGGAATGCTACTAGACGAGCGGTTCTTATCTTTACCATCAAGAATGGTAATGCTTTCCATGATAGCGTTATGGACAGCCTTCTCTTGACAAAACTTCTCGGTGTTATCAAGTAACCATTGAATATCGGTTGGTTCTGGTTCGCTTAGATTAGCAACTACCTCAAGAGCCCGCTTATGTTCTTCCTCAGGCATGTTGATTGCATTGTCCAACTCAACTGCCAAAGCCTCGCGTGTCGGACGAGAATTGTACTTCATTATAAATTCATGAACGCGCAGGAATACCGCGCGTTCACTACCATTGGTAAAATATTCGTCTTTAAGAAACGGAAGGGTCTTCCGTGCGAAGTCCTCGTTGTGTACCAAGTTCTTCAGGATTGTCTGTTCTATTCTCATCGGATCCAATCTTTCCTACACTGTCAGATAAAATATGATAAATGATGGAAGCAATAACATCTTCCATACGGCGCTTCACTTCAGGATCTTCTGGTGTTGAACCCTCAACAATATGGTAATTGAATGTGAGCAATGCACCTTCATCATCTGGTGCGCCAATCTTTAAATTCTCATAGTGATAAACCAAACCTTCGAACTCACCATCTTGAACATGGATGCATGTGAAATTCTGTACGCTTGGATGATCTAAGTGAGTATATCGTGGTGCAACGGGATTGTCAATAACATTATTCGGCATCGTCATCACCGCTGTCTTCCATGATAGCACCCATAGCCATCTTGTACTTGCTTTCAATGTACTGAGAGAAATCCGTTTCCTTGAACATCTTCAACCAGAACTCTTTGTTGTTGACAATATCTCCTGCTCGGAAGTTTGGAGTATGGACTTCTCCAGTTTCCTTATCGACTGTTGCATACCATCCATTCTTAGGCTTAATAATATAACCGCCGTCGAGAGCAACATCAAGGAGGCCTGACCAACGATTAATACCACCTTCAAAAGAGACGGTAATTGGAATCTTGGACTTTTCTTTGACATAGCGCGACTTCTCAACATTGATAACGAAATGATAGCCTTGGATCTCAGTGCCGTCCTTGTCTTGCTGACGACCAAGAATCCAAATAGCATCGGATGAATAGTACGAGCCAGTACCACCACCAACGATATCCTTGGGATACAAGCCAATTTCTTTATATGTGTGATTGACGACGATCATAGGCATATCCTTGAGCGTCAGGTGTGGTGTAATCATACGGAACAAAGACTTCAACTGCTTTGCTCTAGACATATCAGCGACCGACTTGCCATCTTTAGCATCTTCCACTTCTTTCTTCGAAGCCAAATTACCAATAGAGTCGATGACAATCATCACATGCTCCTCGCGGGTGATAGCGCCAATCTGCTGCATGATATCAAACTTTAGTTCCTCGATATCAGTGATCGGTGTATGCACCACACTATCAAACGGAATACCAAATGTTTCAAAATAAGACTGAGGAGTACCAAACTCAGAATCATAAAACAGTACGATACCATCAGGATACTTCTTTAGAAACGATGAAGCCATAAGCAAAGCAAAACCAGTCTTGAAATGCTTTGACGGACCAGCAAGCATGGTAAGCCCTGGTACGATACCACCATCAACGCTACCAGATAGTGCTACGTTAATCATGGGAACAGAAGTAGGAATCATATCCTTCTTCGCGAAGATTTTGCTATCAGCCAATGTGGACGTGAAAGCGATTGTGGAATTTTTAATTAGCTTATCTTTTAGTGACATAGTACCTCCATTAATATAAACATCATATCACAGTTATATGAGATTGTCAAGACTTCATGTAGTCGTCCATCTTCTTGATGAAAGTCTTGATTGTCTTATCGCGGTTAGGCCATACGATGGTATCCTTTTCAGGATTCTTCATCAAGTTATTCAGCAATGGCATAATCATCTTACGCAAGCCTTCTGCCTTGTCAACAGCCTGACTTTTAATTTCTTCGGTGTCAGAAAATGTAAAGCCAAAATCGTATTCGTCGTCTTTCATGTGAAGAATGCCTCCAGTGTGGATTGTTTTTCGGTGTGCCAATTAATGGTGTTAAGAATAGTGCGAAGTGGATCGAGAAATGCCTTATCAAATTGCATATCATAGTCAATATATGCGTTTAATTTAAACTCAGGTGGCAACTGAGAGATTACGGCAATCACATTCTCATGAATAGGATTTGGCATCTTCATGTAAGCAAAGCGGATCTTCTCACCGTCTTTGATTTGCTCATACTTTTTCTGAAGCTTCATCTGTTGCAGCTTCTTATTGAATACGATAGCACCACGCACATGCATGGGAACGCTTTTTGTCTCGTACTGATATTTAGTGAGGTTCTGGACACTGCGAGGAAATGCAACATCTTCAAATGGTAACTTGCGAAACTCTTTACGGAACTTTTCAATGTACCTATGCAGGTCATCTTCGCTCTGTGTCATAACGATGTTAAGAACATCTTTAATAGCCGTGCGGCAAGCTGCTGGTGTTGAGGATTTCACAGCTTCCATACCCATGATCTTTAGTTTTGGCTTAGCATAGCGCACACCTTCGGAATCATGGACATTGAGAATGTATCGCTTCTTCGCGGTCCAGATGCCACGGTCTGCAATGACTTCGCGCTTCATATTCATTTTTTGCTGGAAGGCACACATACGTTCAGCAAGATCCTGATAGATGCGATCAATAACTGGTTCCATTTTATCACTAGCCACCTTATCAAGAAAGTTAATGATCTTTTCTTTGAGTTCCGGAGTAAGCCCTTCAACCTCAATTCTCTTTTCAAAGACGCTATGTACCAATTTATCAAAGCTAATATAAAGCGAATCTGTATCAGACGCAATAACATAATCATAATCCTCCGTCTTCAATAATTTGTTGAGATACTTATTCATTTCATTTTCAGCCCAACGAATTGATAGTTGTCCACCAAGAGTGATAGCGGTAGCTTGGTCAATATCGAAGAAACGGAAATGCTGATTACCAATAGCACCATATGCGGAGTTCAACTGCACCTTCTTCGCAAGCTGCATATTCTTATAGCGTGAGATATCTTTGACGGCCTGCTTTTTCTCTGCTTCCGTCTTTGCGTTCTCGTAGGCCTTTTGAGCAAGGATCATCTTGTCCTTATATACCACACGGTCATTGTACATGCGTTGCATAATCGTAGGCAAGAACCCTTGCTTCGCTTTGCTAAAGAAACAACCATTCGCAGCAAGGCCATAACCATCAGGCACTTCTGGCATATTACCAGCAAGCAGACCATCAATCGTAACGTCTGCTTTGATTGCATAGCCTTTCGCGTTCACATGAATGGTTTCAGGTGAAATGTTATAC